CCCAGTAGAAGAAGGCAAGATATTCCGCTGGTCTGGTGCAGACAACAACTGGAAAGAAGCCCCAGCAAAACCGGAAGGTGAAGGCCAGTACGCATTTGATTTCGCGCAGTGGGTATGGATACAAGTAAATGTCTAAAAAGAAGAAACAAGAGCAGCCCGAGTTTGAAGCGTACTACTACTTCCCGTCTGCTGTTTACGCAAGCAAGAAGCCTGAGTTTCTTAAAGCTGTTAACGAAGTCTCTGAGGAAATGTTAGGCAAGCTCACACATGACGTGCATGAGCTTTATCCGATGCACAACACTGACAACTTCGCCAATGATCCAAGAGTGCAGGACTTTGTGCAGTATATTGGTCAGAACGGCTGGAGCATCTTGCAGAGCCAAGGCTACGCAATGGACAGCTTCAACGTGGTAGTAGACGCAGTGTGGACGCAGGAGCATCACAAGCATTCGTTGATGGAGCAGCACGTTCACGGTGGCGGGCATCAGTTGGTGGGGTTCTACTTCCTTGAGACACCGGAAGGATGTTCCAGAGCCATGTTCCACGATCCGCGAGGCGGCAAGGTGCAGATCAACCTGCCGGAAGCAAACATGAGCAACGCAACACCGGCAAGCAACATCATTAACTTCTTGCCTGAGCCGGGTATGGTGCTGATTAGTAACGCTTGGCTCCCGCATTCGTTTGGGCGGCATGGTTCAGACAAGCCGATCAAGTTTGTGCATTTCAATTTGAGTGTGCAGTACGCGCCGCAAGCGTGTAGCACCAGTGCGGCAGAGGTCATTTGAAGTATCTTATACGCTACAACAAATCGCGTGGTCAGGCTGGTCGAGGCACAATGGAACACGTTTGGCGTGTCTTTGAAGGCGACAAGGCTGAGAAAGAGTACCTGTTCAAGCACTTTGTTTTGAACGTGCCATCCTCCAGCGAGAGAACCGGAGAGGACTGGAACATCAGTTGTCACGGGGTGTTAGTAATAGACAAGGCAACATCGACGGCAACGATCAATAAAGCTGCGGAGTGACCAATGAACATAGATGAGATAGCCCTACGCCAAATCATCCGCGAGGAAATGAAGTCAGTCCTCAAGGAAGTCGGCCTCCACGACGATGACGCTGGTAATGATGTACGCGATCTACGTTCTTTGATTACCGACTGGCGCGGCATCAAGAAAGTCGTCTGGCAGACGCTTGCCAGGGCAGGGACAATGTTCGTCCTTGGTCTGCTCATGCTTGGTGCCTGGAGTAAACTTAGCGGTGGAGATAGCCCTGAATGATTGACCCCGTCTCAGCCTTAGCCATAGCGACCTCTGCCTACAAAGCCATCAAGAAAGGCATTGAGATGGGCCGTGAGCTGGAGGATATGGGCGGTCAACTGGGGACTTGGTTCGGTGCTGTTTCTGATGTCAAAAATGCGGAGGAGGAAGCCAAAGACCCGCCCTTATTTAAAAAGCTAGTCGCTAAAGGCAGTGTTGAACAACAAGCACTCCAGGCACTGTTTGCACGTAAGAAGATCGAGCAGCAAGAGAAGGAACTCAGAGAGTTAATCGTCTGGAGATGGGGTACTGAAGAATACACGGCGATGATGCGTGATCGAGTTAAAATTAAAGACACTCGAGAACGAACAATTCAAAACCAGCGCAGGAAGATGCGGAACCTTGTTATGAACACGATAACTATTATAGCGATCGCGGCACTGACTGGGCTTCTTGGTGTGTTTCTTGTTGGCATTATTCAAAACGTGGGGTAGCAAATGAACGAAGTTGATATGAAAGGGAAGCTAACCTTTGCAGTAACCCTTATGGTGTCTGCTACGTTGTGCTTCTCTGTTTTAGTTATGGTCGTCGCGTTGGTTGCTGGCCTATGGTTTAACAACATCGACAATGCCGAAATATTTAAACTAATCTCTCCTGCTTTTCAGACAATTATCGGGGGCTTCATTGGCCTGCTTGCTGGGGTAAAACTCAGCAATGCCGATGAAGAACCGCCATGCCGAGGTAGCAAAAAATGATGACCCTAATCTCTACTCTTCTTGGATTTGCCTCTGGCGGTCTGCCTAAAGTCCTAGATTTTGTCCAAGACAGAGGCGACAAGAAGCACGAACTGGCTCTGATGGCCGCTAATCGTGAGCGCGAGATTGCACTGGCAAAGGAAGGCTTTATCGCACAGGCAGCGGTGGAAGAAATCAAGACCGAGCAGATTCAAATGCAGACACAGGCGCAGGAAAAACTTGCAATGTGGAAGCACGACATGAAGATTGGTGAGGGCGCGTCAACGTGGGTGATTAACCTGCGAGCCAGCGTCCGCCCCATCGTGACGTACATCTTTGTGCTGCTGCTGGTGGTCGTGGATGTAGCGGGAATCTGGTACGCCTACAGCACTGGTGTTCCATTTGCTACTGCGATGGACATGGTTTTTAGCGACGATGAGATGAGTATTCTCGCAGCCATTATTGCATTCTGGTTTGGGTCACAGGCTTTCAGCAAAAAGTGAAAATCTCCGAGGCGGGCATCCAGCTTATTAAGTCTTTCGAGGGCTGTCATAGAAGCCCTTACCGGTGCCCTGCTGCGCTTTGGACGATAGGCTATGGTCATGTACTGTACCCTGACCAAGCACGGCTGAAAACGCCAGAAAGAACGGCCTACCCGCTTAACGCTGAACACAACAGGACTTTTGAGTATGACGAAATTGATTCGATACTTGAAAAGGATTTGGAGAGATTTGAGGCTGGGGTTTTACGACTATGTCCTTCTGCTGCTGATAGCCAGTCTCAGTTTGACGCAATTGTCAGCTTTAGTTTCAACGTGGGACTAGGCAACCTGCAAGCATCTACCCTGAGAATGAAGTACAATCGAGGCGAATTTGAAGGCGCAGCAGACGAATTCTTGAAATGGCGAAAATCGAACGGGGTAGTGCTCGCCGGACTGGTCCGGCGCAGAGAAGCAGAGCGCGCGTTGTTCTTATCTTAAGGTGAATAATATGGCCGTTACAAACCCGTATCAGATGACCGCTTCTGAACAACAAGAGATCCGCAACCTGGCATCTCAATTCAACATGACCCCAGAAGCAGGCCTGGCAGAAGCGAACCAGTTTCTTGTCTCCGGCCAAGCCGCCAACATGACCGACTTGCGCAGAATAGCGACTGAAAAGCTAAGCGCTAAAAACGCGCAGCCCGCACCCAGCCTGACCGCGCCCAGCGGCTACACGCCTGTCAGTTCTGCGCCTTTCTCCAGTGCAACGCCAGCGGCTACAAAAACAGCCGACGCACTGGGGTACACCCCGGAGGCGTACACCTCAGCAGGGTATACGGCCACGCAGTACAAGCCTGGGGGCTTTGACGCGATTAAACGCGACTCCCAGACTTACGACGCCAAGCAGGCGGCTCTGACCACGTTGAACGTAACACCGGATCAACTGGTCGAGGATCGGATTCAAGGGCTGCTCAAGAAAGGATCGCCCCTGCTGACTTTGCAAGAGACCAAGGCTCGACAGGGGATGGCCGCCAAGGGGCTGCTCAGCTCCAGCATGGCAGAAGGCGAGGCGTTGCGTGCAGTAACAGAGAGCGCTCGAGACATCGCCACCACTGACGCCGGCACTATGTTCAGGGCCGCTGAGGTCAACGCGCAACAAGCAAACATCCTGGCACAGTTCAACGTAAGAGAAATAAACGCGGCAGCGGCTTTTACCGCTGAGTCCGCCAACGCCGCCAAGGCTGACAACCAGCGCGTGCTCAATAGCGCCGCAGAGTTCTTGGCCAACGCAAACAACGCTGCGGCTGCAAACAACGCCGCCGCGCTCAATGACGCCGCGCGCTCTGCAACAGAAGCGGCCAACCAGGCTTCTGCGGCATCGACACTGGCAAAGAACAACGCTGCGGCTTTCCTCGCGCAGGCTAAGAACGCGGTTGGCGTTCAAGCCGTTGCCGACGCCAACGCTGCGGCCAGAGACGCGACGGCAGATTCTCAACGGGCGGCGCAACTGGCGATACAAGCCACGAATGACGCCAATCGATTCGCAGCGGACGCTGCCAATCGACGCACTGAAAATGACCGTTTGATCACCGCTGACAAAGACCTTCAAAAACTCAACGAACGCGCCAGAGTGACTGAGCAAGCGACCAACATATTCCAAAAGACCACCGAGAGCATTGCCAAGATTATGGCGGACACAGAGCTCAGCCCAGAGGCGAAGCAAGCCGCGGTAGACCAACAAAAACAATCGCTTAACGAAACGCTTACGTTCCTGGAAAAAGCAAGCCAGGTAACCGGCTTGAAAGAACTGGTCACGTTTACAACGGTCACCCCGCCCCCGGCCGCAACGCCCCCGGCCGCAACGGTCACACCGCCCCCGCCCGCGCAGACCAACCCTGGCGGCCTTACCGAAGAGGATCTGGGGGAGCTTAGACTGGCCGCAAGTCGCTTTGGCCTCACACCCGATCAAGCGGTAAGTGAAGCTTACAGGCTGATCTCTGAGGGCCAAGTCAACAGCATGGACGACATCCGCACCAAGTACGGTGTTTGATGACGCGCGAGGAACTGCTTGCTCCGATTGGGTTGCCACTTGAAACTCTTGAAGGGTGGGAGCCTGTGCCGTTGATGCTTGCTGGCAAGCATGCTGGTACACTGATCGTCAAAGGCATGGAAGTGCATTTCGCGCTCATAGAGCGGCCAGCGGGTAGCGTCAGAAAAGCAGTTCGAGAAATGTTGGAACCCGTGTTTGATCGCTTTGGCATGTTGACCACCCGCGTGCCAAGGGCCATGGGTAAGACAAAAAAGTTCGTTCGAAGGCTTGGCTTTAAACCCACCTGGAACGATAGTGACTTTGAATACTACTTGCTCAGCACGTTGCCGTGGGAGCGAAGAGAGGAGAACTGATATGCCACCAGCCGTAATAGCAGTCGCCGGCGCAGTCAAAGGCGCCGTCGCCGCAGCCGGGGTTATGAAAAGCTTGGCTATCGCAGGTACGGCGATGTCAGCTGTCGGTGCGGTAACCAAAAACGAAAAGCTGATGAAGATTGGCGCGGTGGTGGGAACCGTTGGCAGCCTTGGGACCATGGGCGCGTTCGGTGCCGGAGCCAAAACGCTGGGCATGAGTCAAGCGGCTAAGACCGCGGCCACGGCTTACGCTGCCCCGGCTGGCCAAACTTTTACTCGCCAAGCTATGCAAGGACGAGGCCCGCTCAACGCAGCAGCCGGCGGCTACCAATCAGCAGCGCAGACTAGCGGGGGCCTGCTTCGAAGCCAAATTGCTACTCAAGCGACCAGCGGCTTGGTGCCACCCGCACCGCCGCCCAGCTTGTTCCAGAAAGGCGTGACGGCAGCGGGGAGCGCGCTGAAGACTGGCGCAGGACTGGTGAGAGACAACCCCGAGGTGGCGCAGATCCTGGCAGCCGGTGGCACTGAGCTGGCTAGTTACCTGAGCGGTAAAACGGACGCGGATATTGATCTACTGAAATCTCAAATCCGCAACACCGACGCCAACGCGCAACAGACTTTGCAAGCGCTTGATGACGAAAAGCGTCGCCGGCAGAACCTAAACCAGGGTTACCTCTCGGTCAACACCTCTCTTAAACCGACAGGCCTTTTAAGCCAGAACATGCCGGGGGTGCCTGCATGAACATAGATGACGTTCAAAACAATATCCAGTTGCCGCCTGAAATGCAGGACGCCTACGCACGCGTAGTGGCTGCCGGCATGAAAGTGCTGTTCTCGAAACAAACCCACGACGCTATGCTGCAACAGTTGAGCGCCCCAGGGGACACAGCGACCAAGCTGGGCCAGGGCATTGCTAAGGTAGTTGTGTTTCTTTTCAACGAGTCCAACGGCACAATGCCGCAGGACGTGATCGTCCCAGCGGCAATGATCCTGTTGCTCAAGGCCGCAGACTTTGTAAACCAGTCTGGAAAAGGCCAGGTGTCTGATGAGGAAATAGGACGGGCGATGGAGGTCTTGATCGACTCGCTGTTCGAAGGCTTCGGAGAAGACCGTTCTGAATTTGACGCTGCCCTTGGGCAGGGGGTGGCGGCATGAGGGGCTTGATTGCGTCAGTTCTTGGAGGCGTGTCGAAAGGCGTTGGCGAAGTGGCCGCTGGCCAGATTGAAGTCAACTCCCGCAAAGCGTTGATGGAGGCCGAAGAAGAGATGCGCGCCCGCTTGGCCGAGGCCGCTGAAAGTCGCACAGAAGCCCGTAACATTGCGGCTGAAGAGCGCAATCTGGCAAACATACCTCGTCAAGCCGAAGCGATCGCAGCCTCCGACGAGGCGATCCTGTCCCGTAGATTCGGAGAAGGCAGTGCGTACCCAGGGCTTATCCAACAACAGCTCGCTGCCACCGAAACGGCGGGGCAGAAACTGGAGCAACAGCGTACGCGAGGGCTGCTTGGCGACGAGCAACATGTACGCACTCTGCGTCGGATGCTGTCGGCAACGCCTGAGGGTTCCCCTGAGCGAGCAGAGATCAGCCGCCAGCTGCAGGACCTGGAGGGTACGCAGACGCGTCTCGACCCCCGCGTGGAGGCAGAACTGGAATTCATCCAGTCCCAGATCAATACGTACCAAAAAGACCGTTCAGAGGCTATTGAGCGGGGCTACGAAATCGACGACCCGGTCATAAAAGATTTCGATGCAAAGATAGCTCCTTTGAGACGCGACGCAGAAAGACTGCTTGGACGGTCTTCGGGTGCCGCTGATCCGTTGGGTCTTTTCTAAAAACAGCAGGAGCACAGAATGCGTCTTAACGATTTCCGCGCGAAGTATCCCCAGTACAGCAACCTCTCCGACCAAGAGTTGTCTGATTCTTTGTATTCCAAATACTACGCGGGGAAGATTGATCGCGCAGATTTTGACGCCGCTCTCAACATGGCGCCAACGCCGGCACAGCCGGAAGAAGAGCCAGGTTTCTTTAAAAACGTCGGCACGCTGTTCAAGCAAGGCGCTGAACAGGCTGTCAGCTCTTATCAAGTTGGCCCGCAGGTAATCGCTGGCGACGTAGAGGGCACTGCCGGGCTCATTGCTAAAAACCTGACAACTGAACGGTATCAACCTGAAGAGTTGAAAGAAGTAGCTGGGGCTTTCAAAGACGAAGCCGAGATGATGGCGCAAGCGGAGAACTGGTACTCGTCGCAGGGCCTTCGCGCAATTGGCGGAACCGCCGTCGAAATGGGCAAACAGCTCGTCACGAACCCGCGCGGGATGGCCTACTTTACGGCCGAGCAAGCTGCCAACATGGTCCCGACTCTTTTGGGCGGGATGGGCGGCGCGGCTGCTGGCACCGTTGTAACGCCAGGTATTGGCACCGCCGTGGGCGGCGTAATGGGCGCTTTTGCGGCTTCTGCTCCCATGGAGATTGGAGCCGAATTCATGGGGATCGTAAGCAGCGAACTGGCTGCTCGAGGACTCCAACCTACCGAAGAAAACATCAACGCTCTTTTGCAAGACAAGACCTTCCGCGATACCGCTACCAGCCAGGCGAGGATAAAAGGCACCACCGTGGCAGCGGTCGACGCCGCAACCAGCATCCTCGGAGGCCGGATCTCATCAGCGCCTATGCGCGCAACAGTGGCAGCCGCGGCCAAAGAAGCACTTGAGACAGGCGCAGACGTCAACGCCCTGGTCCAACGCAACCTCGACGCTTTGCCGTTTTCTGAAAAGCTGGTTGCCGGCGCCAAGGGTTACGGGGTCGACGTGGCCGGCGCTGGCGTAGGCGAGACCGCCGGCCAGATTGCTGCTTACGGAGAAGCTGACCTGGAAGCCGTTGCGCTTGAAATGCTTGGTGAAGCAGGCGGTGCAATCGTTGAAGTGCCCGCGCTGGGTAAGAAATTTGTTAGCGCAGGCTTGCGATCCGCGCGAGACCAACAGCGCCCTGCTGAAGACGAAGTTCTGAAGTTTGGTAACCCCCCGCCAGCGCCAGCGGAAGTGTCGCCAGAACAGGCCACTGCCTTCGCGCGCACACGTTTGGAAGAGCTTACCGCAAAAGGCAAAGGCACAGCTGCCACTGAAATCGTGGACCCTACGACTGGGCAAACCGTTATTTCTCCAGGCCGTCCGGCAGAGTTTCTGAGCGACAACGAAAAGGCTGAGCTGGAGTTCCTGGTAAACAACGTCCGTAACCCTGAAGCGCTCGGCACGGCATACAATCTCAAGATCAAAGTCGCAGCAGAGCAGCGCCTTAACGAAGCCACCTCTGCCGCTGATGCGGTCCAAGCCGCTTCTGACATGGTCGACACAGACATCGAAGCGCTGGAGCGCGAAGCCGGCATTGGCACCACCACCCCCGTGGCCAGTGCTGTCGCCCCTGTGACCACCGTTCCTGGAGTCAGCACCGCCGTTCCTGGAGTCAGCACTGCAGCGCCGCAGGGCCAGGGCCTTCTGGCTCAAGCCATGGCGCCGACCCTTACACTCGAGACCTTGACGCAGGCCGACATCTCCACGATGCCCGCGCCAGAGCGGCAGGAGTTCCTGGACGACCTTACCGCCGCCCGTACAGCAAACCTGCCCGTACAGCGCGAACAGGCGCTGCAGCGCGCAGCTGAGACCTACGGCCGCACAGTCGGCCCGGTGCAGCAGCCGCTGCCAAGCGTCACGCCCCAGGAGGCTATCGCACGCGCGCAGGATTTGCCGCAAGAGCGCACCCGCACAGCCGCTCCGAGCCTCGACGCCCTGATGTCGGCCGACACCCGTGGCATGGAAGTGCAAGACCGTGAAGATTTTAATGCCAACCTGGCCATGGCACGCGGTGCCCAACCTGGCCCTGTGCAGACCGCCGCCCTGCAAAGAGCCGCCGAAGTCTATGGCCGCACCGTCGGCCCGGTACAGGCGCGCACCCCAGCCGCACAAACAGCGGCGCCTCGCGTCGAGGTTCCTCGCCCAACCAAGCTTCTCGGCAAGGCCACCGAGTTGTATTCGGAAACGGATCTCGAAACTCTTATTTCAAACAACACTGTGCCGGCTGTCACTCGACGTGGTGCAGAAGTAGAACTGCGCGCTCGACGGATACCGCCGGCCCCGCAAGTACAGGAGACAGTTACAGATGAAAACTTCATTAGTATCCCAGCGCCGGTGTCTAACGTGGCCGCTCAACCGGTGGCTGGACAGTCTGCCGGAGACGCAGCGCGAGCAACTGCTCAGCGGGCTATGGACACCTGGGCAGCTTCCCAAGGCACCAATAGCCCAGTCGCCTTTAACGCCGCTTCTCCCGAGCTCGAAGCCAGCGTAGCTGAGATTACAGATCTGATCGGCAGCCAGTGGGGAGGTCGGGTTGTTGCTTTCTCTGACCCGCGCCCAGGCGCCATCAACGGCGTAGCAATTGGCAAAGTCGCTTACGTGAACGTGAGTGGCAACCAAGCCGGCGTGCAGCGCACCGCTTTGCATGAGTTCAAGCACACGGTGGAGCAGATTGCCAAGGCCGAGACCGCAGCCGGGATGACGGACACGCCCGCTCAGGAGTTTGTCGAACAGATCGACAGCGTCTTTGACGACATCACCGAAGAAGGCAAGCGCGCGTACCTTGAAAACTTTATCGCCGTTGATGAACTGTCTGCCCTTGAAGGCGATGCCCGTGAAACGCGCATGCAAGAGCTGCTGCAAGATCCTGAACTGCGCAGCGAGATGGTCGCTGACTTCCTGGGCAATCGCGCCACGGACAAGAAATTCTGGAAGGACCTGGCCAAAGCAGACCCGACCGGCTTCGAAAGCTTTGTTAAGCGCTGGCTGGCTGCCATCGACAATTTGCTGGTCACTCTGCGCGGCGCCAAGAACCGCAGCAAGACCGAATCCGCCAAGGTCGACACGTACATCCGCGATCTGAACAAGGCCAAGATGGTCGCCCAGAGCGCGCTGATCAATTACCGCAAGGCCAGTGGCCAGGCTCCTGCTGCTCCTGCTGCTCCTGCTGCTCCTGCGCAAGGTGCCGCTCCGGCGTTCAGCCGTACGCAGCCCCTGGTTGACACGTCTTCTCTTGACGCTGCCAGTAAACTGGCCAGGTCTCAAGACTGGCAACGCGGGCGAGATTTTAAAGTTGCACTGCAGCGCCAGGTACTCGACGCCGGCATGGCTGAAGGAATCGACACCACGCAAGACACTCCAAAAACTAGAAGATATTTGCTGGAAGTAGGTTTGCGTGACGCCATCGCCGCGCTCAAACAAAACGCAAACGCCATTGGCTGGTACGACACCAAGACTCGGCAGGCGTTGGCTGTGATGTCTTTGGTACACCCTGAGATCGCGCGCGATGAAAACGCCCGCTTTGCTTTTACCTGGGCGCTGGCCGTCACATCCAACGGCCTCAAGGTCGGCAAGAACTTTCAGCTGGCTGAAAGAGCGTACAGCGAGTACAAGCGCACCGGGGTCATGCCAAACAATGTCGGAGTAGGCACAGCGGGCTCAAAAATAAATGACGCACTGGATCTGTTCAACACGCTTCGCAACGAGTGGGGCATAGATAGCCTGCGTAATTTCATGCAGACCAACTTCACTGTCAGCGAAATCAGCGGGATCAGCAAAGCGCTTAAGCCAAGCGGTGAACACTCAGAAGTAATTGTAAAAGGTGCCGCAATCCTTGGACCAAAGATCGGCAACGGTTTCTTCTCCAATCTGTACGGCAACTTTGACAGCCTGACCATGGACCGTTGGCTGATCCGAACATGGGGCCGCTGGACCGGTACTCTGATCAAAGCCATGCCGGAGCAAACGGCCAAAGCGCGCGCGCGGCTACAAAACACCGTGCGTTTGGTTCTGGCAGACCCAGCTGAAGCCAAACGGCTCAGCGCTCTGCTCGGCGAAGAGATTACCGACGACGTAAACGCACTGGCTGGCGCGGTTCAAATTGCTTCTATGGACCCAAAGATCCGTTCTGCGCTTAACAAAACAGAGGTTGGGCAGGAGCTTCGTAAAGCCGGCAACAGCCTGGCAAAATACCTTGATGGGCAGAAAGAAGCCCCGCAAAACCCAGACGAAAGAAAGTACATTCGTGCGGTGTTTGGTGACATACTAGACGACTTAAGGCAGACAGATGCGTACAAAGACCTTACAATGGCAGACTTACAAGCCGTTTTATGGTATGCTGAAAAGCGTTTGTATGAGACGGCCAAAGAAGATCCGCAGGGGCTGGAGACTGATGAGGATGTAGAAGGGTACGCTGATGACAGCGCGCCAGACTACGCCAACGCAGCGGCGTCTGTGGCTCGTGAAAAAGGAATCACCGATCGGCGTATTAACGCCGCACTGAAGAGGGTTGAAGATGAGCGATCAGGAAGAGCACGACCTGCAGCTGCAAGCAGCGATACGCAAGGGCAAGCTGTTGGAGCCGGGGAGCAGGCAGCGCCTGGAGGCTTTACTCGCCAGGGAAGAAGGAAGTTCATTGGCGAACGCGCGGTCCTCCGATCTCGGGCCAATCGAGCGGGCGATGCGCAACAATCCGGGGCTTACGCGGGAGACGGCGGAGCAAATGGCGGAAGAGTTCGGCTTCTAAAGACTCTGGGTGTCACTTACACCCAAACGTGGAAAGCCGGTCGAGACCTCGGCACGGTATTCCGCGCCAACGACCTGGCCACTCCTGAGTTTTTCGAGTTGGCATCTACGCTTGAAAACGCTACCAAGTTCCGGCAAGCGGTTTCTGAGAACAAAGAGACCCTGAAGTTTGGCGCTGAGGTCAACGTGTACCCGGCCGAAGACTACCAGGCTATGCGCATGTTCTTGACCAAAGACGGCAAGTCTGGCGTGGCGATCAAACTTGACGGCGACATCGTCTCGGTGTTCAGCACCGGCGGCGCTGGCCGTGCAATCATGGAGCTGGCGGTATCTGCCGGCGGCCGCAAGCTGGACGCTTTCGACACAATCCTCCCAGAGTTCTACGCTCCGCATGGCTTCCGAGCGGTAGCTCGCACCAAATGGAGTGACGAGTTCGCCCCTACCGAATGGGACAAAGATACGTTCCGACCTTTTAACAACGGCGAGCCAGACGTTGTCTTCATGGTTTACGACCCAAGCAAGACGGACGCCGAGTACAGCTCTAAAGACGGCAGAGTTCTGAACGATTACGACCGTGCGGTAGCTCTGCAAAACCGTGAGATGGAGCGTTTGACACCGAAGTTCAGCCGTAAGCAAGGCGACGTTCTGGCCAGAGATCCACGTCTCGAGCAAGCCGCTCAGGGGATGAAGGAAGGAACGGTTACGAGCGCTGAGTACAGCGAGCTTGTAGATGCAATTAAACCGGTGACCCCGTACACCGAGGTTCCGGAGCCAGCAAAGCCTGCTGACATCCAACGCGCGTTGACGTCTGACAAACTTGATCGAATCGGCGTGCCCAGTAAAACGCTTAAGGCCGGAGACCCGGTCGGTCTGCGCCTGGACATTCCGGCCTACGCCAACCACGGCGTGTGGGTCGTCTCTGTCCACGATCAGATCCCAGGCTTTGCTGCCGGCAAGTCGATCGGTTACGAGAGCGTAGCTTCGGTGACAAACCCTACCTTTGGCGTCGTTGAAAGCGCAGCGCTCAACATCGCCTCCGGGAAACCGAAAGCCACCATCGCGGTAATGAAGGGCGACTGGAAACCAAGCACTCCTAAGCAAGCTGCTGCTGCTGCCAAGCTTGCTATGGGTTCAAAGAACTGGGTGCAGGTAGGTATGGACCCTACCCGGCACGCGTACTTCTACGACCGCGCCACGCGCGAGCCAGTCGTGTCTGCTGACGAAGCAATCCAGGTGGGCCCACTCGTTCTTGCTAAGAACCCAGTGTACGGTAACAAAGAGGATTTTCGTTTTAGCCGCTCGCAACGCGGGATCAATGTTCGCAACGACGGCGATAACCTTTATGCCGATTTGATTGTGGATGGCGAGAAGACCATGGAGTCGCGCAACACCAACAGTCTGCGTGCGTACGTTGGCCAGACAGTTGGAATTATTCGCACCGGAGAAGGACCCGCCCGTCTTATTGGTTCGGTAAAAATAGGTGAGCCAATTAAGGTCGACGAGCAAGAGTTCCGCGAGCTCGAGCCTGAGCACCTGGTGCCAGAGGGCTCAGCGTTTGACATCAAGCCCGGCAGCACAAAGTTTCTGTACCCCTTGACCGAAGCGCGGCGTTTTGATGAAGAGCGTGCCGTTGACTCGCGGGGTATCGTGGCGCGCGACGTGGCGTTCAGCCGTAAGCAGGGCGACGACGACGGGGTTACCAACATCAGCGAGGCCCGTGAAATGCGGGACCTGCGAAAGCTCTCTAAAGATTTCCGGTCCCGAATGTCAGAGTCAGCTAAAACCCGTGCCGAGAATACTCGTAAAGTTGACGCCGATGGGGGTTTCCTGGGGCTAGAGGTAGGAGACACGTATTTGACCCAGGGAGCGGGAGGGCGCCGCTGGCGTAATAGGGTTATCGCTAAAAGCTTATCCCGTGTCGGGCCATCTATGCGCAAGCCTGCAGGCCGCCTGAACCCTATATCTTCTGAATTTGAATACACGTTCGACGATACGGTTTACACCCCTGTTGTGTATGTGGAGACTATCGGTCCTGACGGAGACGTGTCGCAGTCTACAAACCTGCTCTATCTCTTGGACCAGACCGGCTACACTAAAATGGGAGGGCCGCAGTTCAGCCGCTCGCAGACCGACACGCCTGCGTTCAAGCGCTGGTTCGGCGACAGCAAGGTGGTTGATACTGACGGTGAGCCGCTGGTTGTGTACCACGGCACTGCTTCTGATTTTGACGTTTTTAAGCGGACCCGTATTGGTGAGTTTGGGCCAGCTATCTACACTACAGATAATGCTGGCGAAGCCTTCCAATATGCAGTAGGTGCGGGATCGCGGGATATTGAGCAAGCACCTCTTAACACGATGCCGGTTTATGTGAGCTTGCAGAACCCCTATACCGAAGGGGTCGAGGCTTACTGGAAACGCTTTGGAAAAGATAACGACGGCAATCCTGTTAGCGATGCTGCAGCGCAAGAGAATGCAATCGCAGCCGGGTTCGACGGGGTAATAGCCCAGCGTATCGACAGCGGAAACAAAGCGCTTACGCATTACATCGCCTTCCGTCCTGAGCAAGTCAAATCCGCCACCGGCAACACCGGGGCGTTTGATCCTGCTATACCGGATGTCCGGTTCAGCCAGGCGCAGAAGTCCCCGCTCAAGCTCTACAGCGCGCTGGCTCGCGCCGCTGAAGCAGGCCCAACCAAAGGCCAGGCCCAGCAGTGGAAAGGTTTCCTGCGCAACCAGAAGGGCATCAACCCTGAAGAGATCGAGTGGTCCGGCGTGGAAGACTGGCTGGACACCCAGACCGGCGCCATCACGCGTGAACAGGTCACCACCTTCCTGGCCGAGAATGGCGTGCAGGTCGGTGAGGTTGTTCTCGGCAACTCCGGCGAAGTGTACCCAGATGATTTCTGGCGAAGCCCGTTTAACGGCAATGAGATGTCGTACGACGACTGGGTACAAGAGCTCGAAGAAAGCGGCGAAGACCCAGAAGAGGCTTTTGCAACTTCTTTGGTGCCTATCGGCGGGACGCCGCGCGGCGTAGACGGCGACGCAAAGTACGGCAAGTACACCGTGCCCGGCGGAGAAAACTATCGCGAGATCCTGCTGACGCTACCCACGGATTTTGTTCCTGGGAACGCGGGAGAAATCACATTCTCTGACGAAGATTCCGTAGACGACTTCCTAACCACTTTAAGCGCGGAGGGTTTTGAAAGCCTTGATTATGGCGGAATAGAAGACGAAGCAGGAAACCGAAAAGTCGTTGTGTTTGAAGGGCTTACGCAAGCTGAAAGAGCCAGGTTTGATTCTTTGGCAAGAGAATATGGTGGGACGGTTAAGCATACCGACGGGTCTACCCCTGCCCCATTGTACCGACACACCCATTGGGAACAAGGAAACGTCCTGGCGCACATCCGCCTCAAGGACCGCCTCGACGACGAAGGCAATGAGGTTCTGTTCGTCGAAGAGCTGCAGTCTGACTGGGGGCAGGAGGGCCGAGAGAAGGGCTTCCTGAAAGGGGACCTGCTTGACCAACCTATGGTCGCCAAAATTGAAGCCTACGACGAATACGGCAATCTTTTCTGGAGAGTTACCACCGAGTCTGGAATCCTGGTCAAAAACGTCTACAGCGTGAAACCCGTTGAAGGCTACGAAGAAGAAGCGATAGCTGTTGCAAAAGATTACGTTCGGATGGAAGGGTCTTTCGTGGGAGTCGCCGCTATCGGGAGACCCGTCCCCGCTGCGCCGTTCGTGCAGACCACAGGCGGGTGGCTGAACCTGGCGCTCAAGCGCGTCATCGCGATAGCCGTCGAACAAGGCTACGACAAGGTCGCTTTCGTCAGTGGCGAGCAAAGCGCCAAGCATTACGATCTGGCCCAGCAGGTCAGCTCCATAGAGCTTGAGTCTCCTTTGAGCTCTCTCCAAGGGGAGGACTTCTCTACTGGCTACTTGACCGTCTTCGACCTGGAAGGCAACGAGATTGTCGACGTGAGCGGCAAGGTAACTTCTGCGGAACAGATCGCCGAGAGAGTCGGCAAAGAGGTAGCACAGAAGCTGCTGGACGCAGAGCCCCGTACCAAGGGTGGCCGCTTCAGAGCCAAGGAGATCAGCGGCGAAGGCCTTTCTGTGGGCGGCGAGGGCATGAAAGCGTTCTACGACTTCATCGTCCCGAAGACGTTGAACAAGCTGCTGCCAAAGATAGGCGGAACAAAGGTCGAGACCGTAGAAATCAACGTCCCTGGAGACCCCAGAGGCTGGGCGACGGGGTACCAGGTCATGGCGGAGCTTGGCATTCCCGCCGATGAGCAGGATGCTTACTGGCGGGGGCTGGAGACCGACGAAAGAAATGAGCTCATCGAAGAGTACCGTTCCAAGGTCTCTTTCAAGAAGATCAAGGCGAGGGGTTTCTCAATCACGCCTGAAATGAAAGACCAGGTCATGGACACCGGGTTGCCCATGTTCAGCCGAGCGCAGAATATCTTCGGCAAACCGCTACCGGCTACCGCTTGGCAAGTCAAACAAGGCCGGCTGGATGACACCATCTACAAGCTGCAGGACAAGCTGGTTGACACGAAGCGGGTGGTGGAGAGCATCAACGAGGCGGTCGGTCAGATCGCCGACAAGTGGGACCCGTACCTGCAAGAGACGCTCTACCACGGCAAGGTATCAACCAAAACCAAGGACTTCGCGGAGATTGAACTCAAGTCTCTGATCGAAGCCATGGGGCGCTACAGTGTCTCGATCGAGGACTTCGATCAATACCTGCACAACCGCCACGCTCCTGAGCGCAACGCCGCCATTGCGAAGATCAATCCTGCGCTGCCTGACGCGGGCTCTGGCATTACTACCGCTGACGCCCAGGCCTACATGGCGGCCCTGCCTGCAGCGCGCCGTGCGGCGCTGGAGGGCCTGGCCAGGAAGATCGATGCGATCACCGCTGGCACCCGTCGCGTTCTTCTGGACGCTGGGCTGGAAAACCAAGACACGATCGACGCGTGGGAAGGGGCGTACGGTAAGTACGTTCCCCTGATGCGCGAAGAGATTGACTTCGATTTCAGTGGTCAAGGCGCGGGCACGGGGCAAGGCGTCAGTGTGCGCGGGTCCGCGTCCAAGCGTGCGACTGGCTCAGCTACCCGCAAGGTCGTGGACATCCTGGCCAACGTCGTAATGCAACGCGAAAGGGCGATCGTCCGGGCGGAGAAGAACAGGGTCAGCCAGGCATTATACGGTCTGTCTCTGAAGAATCCGTCGCCTTCTTTCTGGCTGCCGATTAACCCTGACGGAATTAAAAACCCGCAGGCCCTGGCTGCTGAGCTGGTCGGCATGGGGATCAATCCGATAGAAGCCAACAACATCGCGCAAGAACCGAGGCAGACCTACCCTGACCCCAGAACGGGACTGGTGACTTCGAGGGTGAACCCTTTCCTGCGCAGCTCCGCGAACGTAATCGCCACACGGGTGAACGGAAAGGATCGCTACCTGATTCTGAACCCGCAGAACCCCCAGGCCGAGCGGATGGCCCTGTCGCTGAAAAACCTTGACGCTGACCAGCTTGGCCGGGCGATGAGCATAGCGGCTAAAGGGACCCGCTGGTTCTCCAGTGTGAACACCCAGTACAACCCTATCTTCGGCGTGATCAACTTCACGCGTGACGTGCAGGGCGGCTTGCTCAACCTGTCCACTACCCCGATCGCAAACAAAAAGACGCAAGTGCTGGCCAACACTTTGCCGGCTCTAAACGGGATCTACAGGGACCTGCGCACAGGAGCCGGCACCGGCCAGTGGGCGCAGCTGTGGGAGGAGTTCCAGGGTGCAGGCGGGCAGACGGGTTTCAGAGACCAGTTCAGCCAGAGCACGGAACGCAAGGAGGCACTGGAGAAAGAGCTCAAGGCGCTGACCAACGGTACCGCCAAGAAGGCCGGCCGCGCAGTCCTCGACTGGCTGTCTGACTACAACACCGCCATGGAGAACGCGGTGCGGCTATCTGCCTACAAGGTGGGGCTGGACAACGGCATGAGCAAAGACCGTGCGGCGGCTATGGCCAAGAACCTGACGGTCAACTTCAACAAGAAAGGGCAGCGCGCTACGCAAGCCGGCGCGCTGTTCGCTTTCTTCAACGCCGCCGTGCAAGGTACCGCCCGCCTGGCCGAGACGCTGACCGGCCCTGCCGGCAAGAAGATCATGTACGGCGGCCTGCTCCTGGGGTCCGCACAGGCTCTTATGATGGCTGCCGCTGGCTTCGGCGAAGACGAGCCCCCGAAGTTCATTCGCGAGCGCAACATCGTGATCCCGATAGGCGGGGGAGACTACATCGCAATCCCGATGCCTTTGGGTTTCAACGTGATCCCCAACACCAGCCGCATCGCCACAGAGTGGGCACTGTCCGGGTTCGAGAACACTCCTGAGAGGGCGATCGAAATAACGACGGCCTTCTTCGACATGTTCAACCCGATCGGCAACGCAGGGTGGTCTGGGCAGACTATTGCCCCCACGCTGGCAGACCCTTTTGTGGCTTTGTGGGAGAACCGAGACTGGACGGGCAACCCCATCGCGCGAGAGGATCTGAACAGCCTGGACCCAACTCCCGGCTACCTCCGGGGAAGGGACACCGCCAGTTGGTTCAGCAACCAACTTTCGTACTATTTGAACCTGGCTTCAGGGGGGACGGATTTTGCACCGGGAGGGGTTAGCCCCACACCGGACCAGTTGGATTACCTGATAGGGCAGGTTACAGGAGGCGTGGGTCGGGAGTCGATGAAGGTTGAGCAGACCATCAGTGCGCTGGCGACCGGGCAAGACTTGCCGCCTTACCAGATCCCGTTGGCAGGCAGGCTGTATGGCAAGACCACTGGCAGTGCAGCAGAGGCCAGTGCCTTCTACGATAACATCCGCAAGATGAACGTCCACAACAACGAGCTGCAGGGCAGGCGTTTGCGCCGGGAGCCCACTGGGGAGTATCTGCGCGAGAACCCTGACGCCCGGCTGGCCACCCAGGCCAGCAGGGTCTATCGCCAAGTGCAGGATCTGCGCAAGCGCAAGAGAGAAATGGTGGAGCGCGGAGCCTCGCGAGAGTCCGTGAAAATCATCGAGCAGCAGATCACAAATAGGATGAAGCAGTTCAACGATCGGGTGTCTCGTATCGAAAGTTAACATCGCCGCCCAGACGCCACTTGCTTTTGTGTTCGACAGCGTAAATGTGCGTGCAGACCTCGAAGTCCGGGGTCTTCAACGTCTCCGGCACAAAGGCGTTGTCAAAGAACTGGCAACGGTTGTTCGGCTGTAGCGCAAACTGCCCGTTGTCCAACCGGATGACGTTGTAGCTTTTGTGCTCGTCCGGGGTTTGCGTGAACGTGAAGTCGGGCACCCGTGGGTCTGGCTGCGCGCCATCAAGTGTGAACATGTAGATACCCTCTCGGGCGACCCGGTCCTTGCAGAATACGCTGGCTCTGAGCCCAGCGAGCAGGGGCTTCTCGATCACCTCTATGTGGTACCCCAGGCAATCCCAGATCTGCAACACGTCCAGCGGCTGGTCGTCCTCGATAGCTTCTTTCCACGCAAAAGCGCTGATCGGCAGCTTGTCATACAACGCGCCGTACTCAGGCAGGTACGTCTCAAAACGAAAAGCCTGGCCGCGTATACTTTTTACACTGCACCAGATCCCTTCAACGTAAGAGCCGTGCCCGCGCAGGTGGTCCTGCAAATACTCAGAGCGCACAAAGACTTTGATCGGTGGCAGCGGGCATACAAAACTCATTTAGGATCTCCAGAATATTTATTGATCCACTCTTCGACATCGCTCAGTCGCCACAAAAGACGGTTTGATCCGGGGCGTTTGAAACGGGGCGGAAGTTTATCCGGGGCTCGACGGCAGTCCGCCTTCACCGTTTCGGGTGACAGCCGCAACATCTCTGCGAGTTCTTTTGGCGTTAAGAGTTTGTCGTTCAAGATGTGTCTCCCAGTAAACGGTAACTCCAATTGCTTAGGGTGCGTCATTCGATTTCCTTCATGTAGTAGTCAGTTGTAAAACCATCAGCCTTTAAAGGTAGACCCCGCGCCCAGCTAATCGGCCGGCCCATGATCTGCTCCATCTCGATGAGGCGATCCTCTTCCTCTTCGCTCACGTCTTCATCGTGAACAGTGAACGTCTGGCTAAACCCGGCGGCGTCGAGCGCCAGCATGGCCTCAGCAAGACAGTCCCGCGCAATTGCCTGGACCAGGTTCTCCACCGCCCGACCACCAAAGGTCCCCATGCGGCACCAACGTCTGGTCCTCTGGTCCACGCCTTCGTATGTCACGGACCCCTCCCTGGCGATCTGTATTCTGCCACCGTTTGCAAGGTCTTGCCACAAATCTTCCGGCTCTAGTCGTGCTTTTGCGTAGAAAAGTCTGCGTCCGCTGGGCAGCGTCGCTATCAGGTACTTGTTCTCAAAGGTGTAAACGATCTGGCTGCGCCCGCCTGCGATCTTCAAAGTGACGGGGACCTTGGTCCGCAAGGCCTCTTTCATCGCGGTCTCTACGCTGGACCACAGCTCGACGATCTCAGGGTTCGCCGTCCGCCAAGCGTCAACAATCGGCTGCAGCTCTTTCTCTTCCAGCCCCATGTCCAGCGCGCCCATGTTGACCATGGCGTTGGCCCCACCCTGGAAGCCCAGGGCCAGTTCGCTGATCTTACCCTTCTGTCGGTAGGGGCTTTTCTTTGTGACGCTGCCCGGCGGCAACTTGAACATCTGCTCCGCTGACGCCTCGTAGATCTTGCCGTGGGTTTTAAACACGTCGAGTCTCCACGCGCACCAGGCCATCCATGCAATCACCCTGGCCTCGATAGCGCTGAAGTCGGAGATCACAAAGCGCCTGCCCTCTTTGGGGACCATCGCGGTGCGGATCAGCTGGGAGAGGACGTCTGGCACGGACCCAAACAAGGTCTCTATCGTCTCGATGTCTCGCGCCTTCACCAGGTCTCTGGCCAGGTGCAGGTCTTTCAAATGGTTCTGTGGCAAGTTCTGCAGCTGCACAATACGGCCGGCCCATCGACCCGTTCTGTTGGCCCCATAGAATTGCGTGACGCCACGCAGCCGGTTGTCTGCGCACACGCTGCGGCGCATGGCCTCGTACTTCTTAACGGACGCCTTCGAGAGCTCCTGGCGCAACTGCAACATGCGGTGCACCGTTGCGCTGTCCGCCTTCTCAAGCAGCTTGGGAATGCTTTTCTTGCGCAGATCCGCAACCTCTTCTTCCATCTCCTCCTCAAACCACTTCAAAAGTTTCGACACACTGTTGGGGTTGGACAGGCCGGTCAAAGCAACAGCCTCCTTGAGGAAGCGTTGTTTCACGATAGCGTCGCAGTGCATCGCGGCCTCTACGAGCTCAAGGTCCAGGCCGACGCCGCGTCGGAACATGTGCTGGTCCAAGACCCACAGCCGGTGCTCTTTCTCTGGCACTGGAAAGGTTGCCAGCGCCAACGCCACATAGCGCTCGCACTCGACGTCCATCCCGCAATACTGTTTGAACAGCTGCCACTTCTCTGGTTCGTGATGCGGCAAGTTGCGGGTGCGGTTGTTGTTCGTTTTGGTCGGCCGGCAGGGTAGGCAGAACGTGCGTATCAACGAGTACCCGACCTTCTGTTTGCGGTATTGATCTGGGATTTTAATCACGTTGCACACGCCGTCCAGGTCGTTTGGCAAACCAACGTACAGGGCGTGTACGCTGGTGCATTCCCACTGTTCAGGCGGCAGGACCTCGTCGAGGTGCTCTTGCAGGCAGGTCAGTTCGAACTGGGCGTTGAACGCCTTCTTGCGAACCTTGTGGTCAAACAACGCCGATAGTATCTGCGCCGGGATCTCTTCCCCCGCTGTAAGATCCACAACCTGGAGCGGCTCGTCATCTACCGCGTAACCGAATAGCAGGATTTCAAAGTCATCCGACTCGGCGTACCGAGCCACACCGCACTTTTTAAGGTCAACGCTGCTGTAAGTCTCTATGTCTATGTGTAGTCTTTTCATTCCATGAACGCTGGGGTGCTGTCACCGATCCAAGCGCACTCCACGTTGAACTGGAAATACTCTTCAGCTTCTTCAAAATCCCAGTCGTTCTGGGCCATCAACAGCTTAATGCAGACAGCTCGTGAGTACACAAAGAACTGATCTCCACCGGCACGGCAGGCGACGCCAAGAATTGCGTCATCAAGGCCATCAAACTTCATAAGGTCCTCGTCCATCATTCATCTCCAAATATTTTTAGTTTTTCCAGCTTCTTGCAAGTTTCGTGATCCGTGATCGGACCCATCGCGCTGGCCCCGAGGGGTACATGTTTGATCTTGCCGCCTTTTGCAAGGTACTCTTTTATTTGCGCTTCCAGCTTCTCGCGCTCAGGGTTCTGCTTGTCGGCGGCGCGGCTCAGGTTGTAATAGTAGGTGTTGCTTCTCATCGCCCAGTGCTCCCGAACCCACCCTCGCCTCGCTCCTGTGCTGCGCTCTCACCGGCAAGCGCGAAGTACGCTGCGCCGTCCTCATAGCTGTCGGCACGATAGCCGCCCTGCTGCGCCCTGACCATCTTCAAGCAGGCCATGAACAGCCAGCCCTGCTCGTCTGTCAGCGTGTTGCCGGTCAGCGCGTTGAACATTGTCACCGTCTTGCCCATGCTGCGCTCGCCCTGCGGCTGGTCGTATGTCGCTGCGCGTTCTTCCATGTGACCGATTGCGGTCTTTAGTATTTGCGGGGCAGTGGGTATTGCTGACTCTTGCCGGTGCGAGTGTTCTTCGCAGTACCCGGATGAGCCTTCCCTTGAATTCAGACATCCTCCTACTTGGCAATAAACAAAGTGCATACCTTCCCCCTTAGCAGCGCGATGCGCAGCTGGATTGCTGTTGTAAGTATCTCGTTGCGCCAGTGTCGGCAAGCGCAAAGGGCGGGGCCACGTGGCATCTTCCGCTTGTTTGCTACTGACAGGTATACCCGCGACAGGGCGTACTGCGCACGTGCCACGTTCAGCCGGCCGCGTAGTAGTGATATCGTCATTTCACACCTCGATAAAATATGTGATCGTTAACCGTAGCTACAACGTAGCCATTACTCGCCCAGTCAGGATGCACTCGTCGTGCGTGGTAGTGCGTTGCTTCGCCAACTACCGGAGCACTGCGCCCTTCGTACACCGCTGCAGCAATCAGCTGCGCTACTCTCCACGGTACATCGTCGGTGGGCTGGTCTGACTTGCCGTCGCAAAAGAAGCTGAACTGGCACTCATGCCGTGTCTCGCCGCCTTCGTACACCACACTGCAAGCGTCATCCGGGTACCGTGGATCGTGGACCCTGTTCATCACTACTTGAGCCACTGCGTACTGGCCTTCAAGTGGCTCGCCACGGGCTTCGTGGTAGATCGCCATAGCGATGCACATGATTTCGTAGAGCATCACCGCAGCCCCTTCAGGTCATGCTCTCGCACCCAAGCGAGAAACTTATGCCGCACGTGCTCTTGGGTGTATCCAAAAAACACGAGACCGTCAGCGTCCAATCTGAACCAATCATCCTTTACCTGCCGAATTATCATCTTCGCTCTCCTCTGGGTCACACGTTGGACATCCGGGGTGGTTGGCGCCCCCGTCTTGGCAGGCGCCGCCTTTCTTACTTCAGGAAGTCCAAGTCATCGTCGTCTTCGGTGCTGAAGACTTCGTTGACGTCGACCTCAGATCCGCTCAGGCGCTCACCGTCGCGCTTCTTCTGGATCGCTTCGAGCCCTGGGCTGATGCCCTTGTTCTCGTCGCCGGCGTAGGCGTAAAAGTTGATCACCACGTTCGCGTAGCAGCCGCTGTACAGCTGATCGGCGTCCAGGATCTCGTTCTTCTGCTGGTCAACAACTTTCGGTGCGCGGTTGTAGTTTGCCGCACGCAGCAGGTAGTGGCCACGATTGATCGCGTCCCCATACTTGAACTGGTCGTCTTCCTTCGCGTCGCCGTCCAGCAGCGGCTTTTTGATCAGCCCCTTGCCCAGCTTCGCCGCATTCTTATCGATCGCGAACTTGATCGCAGCTTTGATCTCTTCCACCTGCGGGTGGTCCTTGGGCACCAAAAGGGTGGTGCTCCAGACGCGGTCGCCTTTCTTGTTCAGCTTGCCTTTGACGGCGTAGCAGTAGGACAAACGGACGTTCTTCAGTACAAGTTGTGTGCTCATTATTGCGGGTCCTCCTGGGACTCTTCAGTTTCAAAATAGGACAGCGTGTCGAGCGCTGGCCGTTTATCGGACTCCGGGACAAGCGTTGGCTTGCCCTGCGGTTTCTCGATTGCGTTGCCGAGAACCTCGGCGAATTTCTTTTTGCCAAGCAGCTTCTCCATCTCGGTGATCCCGATTAGGTTGCGCTTGTAAACCAACGCTTCCGGGATACCCTCCACGGAGAGAAGCTCGATGATCTCTTCTTCGCTGCGGTACTTGCGATTGCTGCGCCCTTCGACCAGCTTGAATCCTGGCACCGGGTTGCCCCTCTCCGCCTGTTGGAATGCCCACTCCTTCACATCACCCAGCCACTTGATGACTTGGTCAGCGAGGGAGAGGACCTGCGCCATCTGCTCTACTGTCAGCGCTTCTGCGGGCTGCAGCGCGAAGGACGTTTCCACTAACTCTCGGCGCGCTTTGTCCCTCTCAGGGCAGGTGAACCTGGCCCGGCAAAACGAACTGTGACAGTGATCGCCGGCAACCATCTCGCCCTCGCCAGCAAACGCCAGCTTGGCCTTGGGCACAACAACTTCCTCGGCCCAGGTGAGCAGCTCCTCAACGGTAAGCTCCTCGCAGCTCCAGTTGTCCAGCCTGGGCTGAAAAACGTGCATGCGCACGCGTTTAATCGGATACAGGTGGCTGAGTTCGTTGTAAGCCCCCAGCCCGTACAGGCGCATCTGACTGTTGCCCTGCGCCGGCACAAGCACACCCTTGCCGTACTTCAAGTCAGCAACGTCTACCAGGTCGTCGGTGATGATGACCAGGTCGCCCTTGCCGAACCCTTCCGGCACCCATCTGCTGAAGTCCAGGCGCTTCTCTGCCAGGATCACCGGGTCAGGGCAGCGGGCGTAGGCGTCATCGATCAGCACCACCGCTCGGTCGTACGCCTCTTGAACGTAGTCCAGCATGCCATCTGGCAGGGTGGCGGTGATCGCTATCGCGTGCGCCACGTCCGAATCGTCGTTGCCGCTAAGGTAGCACTTCAGCATCGCATCAAATGCTTCGTGCGCCAACGTCCCTTCGGAGGCAAACGCGCTGCCCTCATCCGGGAAGTTCTCTTCGAGCCTGGCGCTGGGCGTGCAGACGAGCCACTTGCCACTGCCCGAGGCGCTGCAGATCGCGTGCGCTCGGTGTTCAGTGGGACTGTTCATCTTTGCCCTCCGCCGCCAGCTTAACTTTATCGGCGAACCATACCGCGGCTTCTTCCATCAGCCGGTCGCTGTTCTGTGTCAAGAAGGACCAGTAGATCGCGGCTCCGCTCATGCCTCCCTCGGCCAAGATCTCCTCCGGGTTTTCAAGGCCGCCTTCCAGTGTCAGTGTGCCGTCTTCGGCGTCGGTAATTACGATGAATGCTTTCATAGTGCGAGTCCTTTGGAATAAACCTCGGCCAGTTTGTCGGCCGGAATGTCGGGGAGTGTCTTGCCACCGTATTGGGCGATCAGTGCTTGAACTTGGGTGAGCTTGCCGGTGCGGCTCTTCTCAGACAGCAGCGCGCGTACCTTGGGCAGGTCGACGGCCGGAGCCGAGCTTGTGTCCGCAGTATCGCTGCCACCAACAATCGGTGCAGACGGGCTCTGACCACTGTCCGCCAAGCTCTCCGGCGCAGTCTTGGCAGCACGTTTCTTTTTTGAGGGTGCTTCTTCCTGCGCAATGGGGGTGGGGATAGCCTTTTCTTGGGCGAAAGGGTTTGGGCGTCCGAACAAGATGCGCTCACCTTCGGCTGACGGTGACAGCTGCGACTGCGGCTGGTGGTCGAGGTCTGACAGGGTTGTCAGGAATGCCCCGGCGAGGCG